CCCGGTTGGTTTGGTACAACTCCATTACACCCATATGAATGGAAATCGAACATTCGTTACTTGGACGAGTTCATATATGCACCCGGAAATGCTGATGATTTGATCTTTGAAAAACCCAAAAACTTAATTACTATTGATCATAAGGAATTTTTCGATAATGCGTCAGGTGGCGGATTTAGATCGAACTATACCATACAGCTAACTCTTAACCCAGGCTGGTATTATATCAATGATACGTACACAACATCATCAACTCACGACAGCTCTGGATTCAAGTATTGGTATTATCTTAAAGAAACAATACATTCAGAAGAAATTGTAGTTGATGTAGTATTCAGAATCAATCCGTTCGGATACACGGTGACATCACCATCCCACCCAGAAGAAATTTATATTGAAAATAATGGTACTTGTGATGTACATGTAGAACTTCCATTTGGAATTATTTTAGATGATATTAACTATGTGTCTGGTGGTGAATTTCAATCAGGTGATTCTGACTCTGGTGCAGATCGAGTCGAAATAAAGATAAAACCAAAATTAGGATCTGGCACATCTTCTGATAGAACTCCATCATATATTGGATATGTTACATTCGAGACACCTTGCCCATTTCCTGGCTCGGGGGCTACTATTGGGTTTATACGAGCGAAATACCTTAACAACGTACCTCTAGATCTATCTTCTCTTAATAGGGTAGATGGTATGGACTTAGACACAACGATAGCGGGTAATCAGGAGAATTACGAAAACACAATCCTTCCTGATGCAACCACGGAGTTTATCTGATGTCTGTAGATATTACTAAGTTCCCTTTACTTGATTCCGAAAATACAAAACTACCTCTAGATGCTCCTCCGTATAGAAGTAGAATTAAAAATTTTTACGTTGAAGATGTTGATACCAAAAACTATATTGGAACTGCATTTCGTAATATTGGGGATATAATACAAGCAGGTGAGCTAAATGAAATTTATGAAAGACAACTTTTAAATGATACGTTAACACATCAGATGTGGTCAAACTGGTCATCATTTATATTCCCACCAGAAGGAACTCCACTTTCACCACCCCCCAGTTTTGGTCCCGGTTGGGCTGGTACTACACCTCTATACCCTGGCGAGTTTGATGCAAACTCAACTGCACTCTCTGGAGCTGAAGTGATTTTGGATTCTCGTCCATACTCACAAGTAGAAGCAGCGGTTCTTTTCAAAACGATTGACAATGATGACAATGGTAGTGGTCAGTTAGAAGCAGACATAAAACTATTGTTCAACACTGGGTGGTATCTTATTAGTGATAATACTTTTGTTACACCAGAACTCCCATTTGCAGGTCTGAATGAAGGGACATTACATGATAGAGTTGTACAATCCAGTGGTTTAAAACATTGGTATTATTTAGACACACCAATACTTTTTGATGTAGGTTTAGCAGGACCGCGCTCTCCCGATCCACAGGGAAGTCCAAAGCTATCCATGACTATTACCGATCAGCTTGTTTTTGCTAGTTTTAGTAATTCGAGTAAGGTTGTAGGTCTCCAGCTCGGTAGTTCAGACGTGACATCTGAAAGTTTAGACAGAAACATCAGAGACACACACGATGGTGCATATTTTGCTCTTAATCTTGCACAAAAATCTTTATGTGAACATATAGATCTTAACTGTCAGGAGGATCTTACCAATGAAGGTTCTGTGTCCGATACAAATCCAATACAAACCACAGGAATAATAAATGATACATTTTTCGCAAATCCACTTGACCCAGAACAAACAGAGGGTTCAAATTCACGAAGAGTACAAATAAAAGCAGTCCCTACATTTAGACAAGCATCAAATCATAGTTTAGCCCCTTTGTATTCGGGCGCGAATTCGCTTGGTACTCTTGAAAGAGCAAAAAGCACAAACATTTTACTTGGTAATATGAACTTATCTCAGTCGTTTCCATCCTTCACGTATCAAGATAAAGTACCATCATATTCTTTGTGTGTAAAATGTGAAAAAAATACAGAGGCAACCACACAAACAATCAAAGATTTAAATAACTATATCGCTAATGAAGCTCCATACAATGGTGCCTTCAATGTTCCAAGTGATAATTTTGATGCGACTGAAGTAAAACGTCTTCGAGATATAATATTTACCCAAATGAAAGATGGATTCACTCCACGTTTTATAAATAATGTGAGGGTAAACGCGACGATATATGATGTGGATGTACAGGGTGACACAGATGCTGAAAATGAATGGAATAGCCATTTTTCTGAATTAGGTGATGCGATTACTATAGTGCAAAACACAGACTTACGACAAATAGAACCAATTTGAGGAAAATTAAATGGGCGTTGAAGACAATCTATTCGAAATAAATGAACTAGAGACTAGCGACACATTTCAAAGTTGGTTCACTAAAACTAACGCAGAAATTATTGCAAAGTTAAACAAACTAAAGATCTATGATCTAGAACTTTCAAACATTTCTGGTCTGAGTGGTTCAGTAGGAACTACTGCGGCTGCAACTGGTACTGCCGGTAAACTAGAACTAAAACTACTACACACGATTCCACATGGACTAACCCTACAGGGTAACGCTACGATCACGGGTTCATTGGAAGCTGGTAGCTTTGCTGGTCCAAACTCATTCATTCTCAAAGGTCAAGTGATTGATGGTGTTACAGCAGCATTTGACTTCGGATCTTTTGTTCGAATGGATGCGTCAGGCTTAACCAAAGCAAAGGCAGACTCTGACACAAATGCAGAAGTTCTCGGTATGGTAACTGGTACATCAGACACCAGCATCACCCTAGCACAGAGTGGATCTGTTGATGGTTTGTTCTCACCTACAATGGTAACCGGCGGTATTTTCTTCCTAGATCCAACGGTTGCCGGTGGATTTACAGCAACAGAACCTAATGTAGCTGGTCAAGTATCAAAACCAGTTCTTATTGGAGCTTCTGGTGATACTAATGCTGTTCTTCTATCCATGAGAGGTCAGTTACTACAGGATACTGGTACCGGCAATACAGGTGGATATGCAACACATAAAATTTATGTGAACACTGGATCAACTGATCACCATTTAGTCAAGGGTAAAGTTGTTGCATATAGTCCAGATACGTTAACATTTACCGATGGTAGATCACAGTTTAATGGATTCTTCCTCTCGAAAGATGATAAAAACATCGATGATACAATTGGTATTGTTACTGGACAACCAGCACCCGATACAATTGAAATTACAACATCAGGTCTTGCGGAAGGTTTACCCTCAGATTATGGTAGAGGTAAGTTATACATTTCTGGAGTGACGGGTGAACTACGAACAAATCCAGCTACAAATCGTAGAAAACTATTTGCAATAAACTACGATCCATCTAACAGCAACGGTATAGTTACAAATCAAGCTTCTGTTGCAGTAACAGATCTTCTTTCTGGATCATCACCCAATATATTAATCAACGGTAGTTTTGATTTATGGCAAAGATATCCAACTGGAACAACAATTACTAGCGTTGACAGCATATATTCTGCCGACAGATGGGTACGTAACTTAAACGCCACCGGTGCTACGTTTTCTACTACATCATATATCAGAAGAAAAGAATTTGATGTTGATCAGGTTGACATCAAAGGAACACCAAATTACTACTTACGAACGTTCAATGTAATCACGGGAGCTGTTACCGGAGATCACTTACACCTTGAAAATAGAATTGAAGATTCAAGAACACTAGCAAACGAAACTGCTACTGTGAGTGGGTACATTAGATCGGGTAGTGCAAAGTCAGTTCCAATCAGAATTAAACAGGTATGGAACGGCGTTACTGGATCCGAATATAGCGGAGGAACTCTTTCATCATCCACTGATTGGGGATTCTTTAGTAGCACATTCACAGTCCCCGGAATAACCGGAGCATCTGCGAATCCAGAGATTGCAGGGAATCATTACTTAGCATTGGCGTTTGATCTAACAGAGGCAACAAATACTTTCCATGATTTTGCACAAATAAAATTGGAGCATGGAGATAAGACCACTGCATTCTTCCCCGTGAACGTAGATGAAGAACTAAGAAAATCTAGTAGGTATTATCAGAGAAGTTATAGACTAGAAGAATTTACTGGTCAAGTTACTAAGGGTGGGAGTCAAGTTGATTCACATGTAGTTGAGTTTACACAGACACCATACAATGAAACATCATTCCGGTATCCAGTTGCAATGAGAGCAACACCTCTCATTAAGATTTACTCACCAGATTCTGGAAATCAAGATGCTTTCAACTCACCAGCAAAGAGAGATTTGAGAAACACATCAGGAACAATTGCCTTTGATGGAACGGTTCGTATATGTGAGTCTGGTGTGACTGCGATTACCTCAATACAAACATCCAGAATTGCAACCAGATTTAAAATCCACGCCGGTGCGCATAAATTCGACACAATTCAATTACATTATGTTGCAGATGCAGACTATAATAACAACGTAACTACATAATTTAGGAAAAAATAATGTCATCAAGTTTTAAAAACAACACAACCAACATAATAAAAGCTACTACAATTGGAACACGAATACTAGCTCAAGTTGGTCTTAACAGTGTAGAAGCAGGAACCACTGCTGGTGATGTTCTCAGGAATGGGTTTTCTGGTGGGACATCATTCTACTTTAGAGCAGGTGCAACAAGTGCCGCGGCATCTCGTGTATTTGGTGTTGTTGAGAATATTCGCGACAAAAATGTAGATATTGTTCTACAAGGATTAATGCAATATCCCAGCAGTTTAATAGCTGGTGCTCCAACCACTGAAAATTTCTTCCTAAGTGCAGCGACAGCAGGTAAAATTCAAAGCTATGCACCAACCCCCGCTGGTCAGATATCAAAGAAAGTTCTACAGCAAACTACAGTAGGATCGTTCAATGCAACTGTAATAGGCGCAAGCGATTTTGAATCTGGTGAAAATGTTGGAGCAGTACAAGCATCAAAGACAAGTGATGCACCAGTTGGTACTGTACTACCATATCTTTCTGTTACTGGCAATACTGCTACAATTCCGGAGGGATGGGTAGATGGAACAACCATGCAATACTTGTCAGTGTCAGAATATCCTGAATACAACACGCAGTTTGGTGATATTTTTGGATTCGAAGAAACACTAACACTATCGTTCCCAACGGCTACGTTCACCTCTAGTTTAGTTGGTACGCAAGTCGCTACTGATCAGGATAGCACAAACAAGCATGATCGTAGCACCGGGGGTGCTATTGTGACTAATGTTGATACAGTAAACAATAAATTAACAATCAGACAAAATAAGTACAATAGAACATTATACTCTTCAGGTATAACTTCTGGATCAACACCACTTTTTGTGTATGGTCTAGGTGCCGGAATCGACGGATCGCTCGTTCACTTTAGTCTGGGTAACTTAATAGGTTACATCAGTTCCGGTGTGCATGATAAAAATGCTACTCCCATGATCACACATAACCAAAGTAATCTAGCAGAGCCATTTTCACTATCTGGGTTCTATCCTCTTTATAGCACCCCCGGAGCCGCGGCCGCGGCAAGTCCGGACGGTAGTGGTTACCACATACACGGGAGTTCCGTGTATGATGAAAACGACGAATCTGGTAATCCCCAAATGGGATCAACTTACGGAACTTATTATATGCCAAACGGACTGAATCTCGTCCGCAGTGGTTTCTTGAGTAACTTCAATAAGGGATTATATGATGAAGATGAACTACAATATCACGCTTCAGGAATCTTCAATGAACCTCACGATGGAAGTCATAGTAATCCTGTAACTGATTACCTAATCCACCCAACTGGAACTGCTATTCAAACTCTTTATACAATGAAGGTTAAGAACGTAGTAGCAGTAGACATTCCAAGTCAAGTTACAATACAGACTCTTAATGTTACTCATGGTCTTTCTGCTGGTTCAAGTGCTAATAATGTGGTGACAACTGATGTTGCCTTTGACGTACAGTGTATGAAAAATAGACTACGTGATCTAGAAATCAGAATTTTGGGTTCTGAACAAAGTTGTACTTTATAAAATAGGAGATTAAATAATGGGATGTAATTGTGGTAAAAATAAAAAGAAAAAACTGACAGAAGCTTTTAAAAAAGAAAACCAAAGTAAGTTAAGTATACGAAAATCTTGGCTAGATTTAACTAAAGAAGTTCGTAAACAATTAACTTTAGTTCAAAGCTTTGGACTTTCTATGTCATCTAGAGGTCTACGAAATAAAAAAATTGATGGTCCAACAAAGCAACTCAGAGTGCTCAGTTGTTTTGGTAATCAAAATATTGGTGGTGAATTAGTTCAATGTCCACATCTGATGGAAAGTGAAACTAAGAAAAAGCACTATTGTGGAAAGTGTGGTTGTGGTGATCGACCGGGGACACATTTGATTGCGGATGGAGAAAAGTACAGTAAATTAGATTACCCAGTTCTTTCATGTCCATTAAATATGCCGGGATTTACGAACTACCAGCTAAGTGAAGAAAGTGAACAACTCCCACCAATGTCAAGGAAAGCGTACATAGACACGCAAATCAAAACTGCCGATATACAAAGAATATCCGTTACGGTTCCGGAAATGGATGATGATTCAGTGAAAGAGATCGAAGATCATCTCGAAAAATAATCTTTTACCTGTTATTATAAATACAGAGTAGGAGGTAATTATGGCAGCTCCAAATTCCAAACAAAGTCTTATTGATTATTCTTTTAGGCGCCTAGGCGCTCCTGTAGTAGAAATAAACGTAGATATCGAACAAGCAGAAGAACGTGTGGACGATGCTCTACAGTTTTTCTCAGAGAGACATTTCGATGGTGTGGAAAGGGTTTACTTTGCATATCAAATGACTCAAGAAGATATGGACTTACAATATGTTGACACAAATAATATAGGTCCAGCAAATGGATCTGGTGGTGATGGTCCTCGTGGAAGAGATATATTATCCGTGGTCAGGGTATTTCCGTTCGGAGATCTCAGCACCACAAATATGTTTGATGTTCGCTACCAAATGGCACTAACTGATTACTTTGGTATCAATAGAGGTCTTGGTGCTCAAAGTTCAATGGGTATGGCTAGATTTTCATCTACCAAACAATACATTAACATGATACAGCAACTAATGGATCCAGAAAAGGCAGTCACCTTTAGTAAAGTAACAAATCGCCTTAAATTAGAAATGGATTTCAAACGAGATTTAAAAGCTGGGCAATACATAATAATAGAAGCCTTTGCAGCATTAAATCCAGACACATTTAGTGAAATATACAATGATCGTTTACTCAAAGAATATACAACTGCACTCATAAAAAGACAGTGGGGTCTTAATTTAGCTAAATTTGATGGTGTCCAATTACCCGGTGGAGTAACTCTCCGTGGTGGACAAATATACCAAGAAGCCTTAGCTGAAATAGCTCAAATAGAACAAAGATTCTATTCTGAGTATGAACTTCCATCAGACTTCATGGTTGGGTAAAAATGGCAAGAAATCCTTACATACGCGATGTAAATTCAGAGCAAAAGCTCGTTGAAGACCTAACTATTGAAACAATAAAAGCAATGGGTAGGAATATGGTGTACATTCCTAGAAAATTGCAGAATGAAGACTCGCTATTTGGGGAAGACACAAACTCTAAGTTCAATGATGTTTATGATTTAGAAATGTATATTCTCAATGTCAGTGGATTCGAGGGTGAGGGAGATTTAATTGCAAAGTATGGATTAGAAATAAAAGATAGAGCAACATTTGTTGTAGCCAGAAAAAGATTTACTGACGAAGTATCAGAAGCTGACGGATCTATTGATCGACCAAGAGAAGGTGATTTAATTTATTTTCCTCTAACAAAAGCTTTATTGGAAATAAATTTTGTCGAACATGAAAATCCATTTTATCAACTTGGATCACTATACACATATACATTAATATGTGAAACATTCACATACAATAATGAAGAATTTAATACTGGAATAGAAGATCTAGATGACATCTATAAGGACAGAAGAAAAACGACACGTTCTCTTGTTCTTTCTGGTTCGCCCATTGCAGAAGATACTACAGGAAATAGTGCTGGTAGTTTCTTCCAAGGGGAAGTATTATTCCAAGTTTCTGGGGAAGAAGGAGACACGTTTACAAATGCTTCTGCCACTGCTGATATTGTTGATTGGGATGCAAACTCCAAGACTTTGTTGATAACAAACATTTCCGGAAATTTGATATACAATCAAACTGTAAAGGGTGCATCGTCTGGTGCAGAATACTTAATAGGCACAGATGCAACCGCAGATATTATCATACCACATAATATTCAGGATGATGAATTCTTTGGTGATAATGAATCGATAGAACTAGAAGGAAATATAAAAGACATAATTGATTTTAGCGACACTGATCCATTCTCGGAGGGTAATTTCTAATGTTCGAATATTATAGTAACGAAGCACTAAGAAAATTAGTTATTGGATTTGGATCACTGTTTGATGATATTCTTGTATCCAAGGACAACAATCAAGGTGAATCAGTACAAAAGATAAGAGTTCCTGTATCTTATGGTCCAAAAGAAAAGTTTATTCAAAGAATCAGAGAGTTAAGTTCAATCTCAGATGAAGTTCGTTTACAAACAACCATGCCCAGACTTGGATTCGAACTCCTTGCACTTACCTATGATCCAACGAGAAAAGCAAATAAATTAAGAAAAACTTCAAAAGTTTATGAAACAGGTTCAACAAGTTTTAGTTATTCTGAAGTTCCCTATATCGCATCATTTGGTCTGTATTCGTTCACTAGAAATGTAAATGAAAATTTACAAATAATTGAACAAATATTACCATATTTCCAACCAGAATTTATAATCTCATTAAACATAAATGAAGTTAATAAAAAAGTAGATGTACCAATCATACTTAACGGTCTAAGTGTAACTGAAGATTATGAGGGTGGATTCGAAACTCGCAGAAGTGTAAATACAGTTTTTCAGTTTACTGCAAAAACTTATGTGTATGGACCAGTTAAAACCAAACCAGTTATTACTGGTGTTACCGCTGAGATGTTTAACATATTGGGAGACATAGACTACGGTGAAGTTGGATTCGCGTCACAATCTACATCAATTATTGGTGCCACAGGAGGTCTAACTGGATCTAGTGGTGGTAGTTTCCTAAGAGGAGAGAATTTCAATAATGAGTGATTCTAGTTATGATAAAATTTCTGATGCATTAGATACAACATTTGAGTCAAAAGAAATAGTAAAGAAAGAAATAAAAGAAATATCTGTGTCAGAGGAAGATCGTTTCAAAAAAGACTTTTCTGATGTTCGAGCAAATATTCGTGAATTAATAGGTACAGGAAAGGAAGCTATTGATGGCATACTTAAAGTGGCTACTGAGGGAGACGCGCCTCGTGCTTATGAAGTCGTCTCCCAATTACTCAAGACGGTTTCGGAAATGAATCATGATCTTATTGATTTACACAAGAAAACCAAAGAAATTACCAAAGAAGAAGTTATACACAATACACAAAATTCAATCTATGTGGGATCAACTTCGGATTTGCAAGATCTGATAAATTCATCGCGAAGCAGAAAAAAAATTATACAAAATGAAAACATAATTGACCATGACGAACAAGCGTGACGGATACTTAGGAAACCCAAATCTAAAAGCAGCGGGTGTTGAATTAGACTATACTGAGGAGCAAGTCAAAGAATACATCAAATGCTCTCAGGATCCATCCTACTTCATTAAGAAGTACATCAAGGTAGTTTCTCTAGACGAGGGATTGGTACCGTTTGGATTATACGACTACCAAGAGGACATAGTTGAAACTGTTCATAACAATCGTTTTGTAATCGCAAAATTACCTCGTCAGTCAGGTAAGTCAACCACAATTATTGCCTATATTTTACACTATATCATGTTCAATCAGAGCATGAGTGTTGCTGTATTGGCAAATAAACAATCTACTGCAAGAGATATTTTATCTCGTCTAAAGTTAGCGTATGAATATCTTCCGCTGTGGCTCCAGCAAGGAATTGTAGAATGGAATAAAGGTAGCATTCAACTTGAGAATGGATCAAAGATTCTTGCCTCTTCCACGTCAGCATCTGCGGTTCGTGGTGGTTCCTACAACATGATATTCCTTGATGAGTTTGCTCACGTTCCTGTACATATCGCAGAAGAGTTCTTTAGTTCTGTTTATCCAACTATTACATCCGGACAAACAACCAAAGTTCTGATGGTATCAACTCCAAACGGGTTAAACATGTTTTATCACTTCTGGAGAGGAGCGACAAAGAAACAAGGTGAAGTGGGTAAAAATGAATATATTCCCATT